GCTCTTGAAGGTAGGCTTGGTGAGCCGCTTGTTGAGCCTGCGCGCGCTGATTTTGCACATTCTGAAGTTGGTACATATTTTGGTCGTATTGTGCCTTACCCTCGTCATACTTGAGCTTTTCTTCCATATACCCAATTGGGTCACTTTCAAATAACTCCCGTGTTGGCGGGATTGGGGCTTGCAAACCACCATTTTGCGCTTGCTGGTGCAACTGCATGACTTGTTGCTGTTGCTGTTGCAATGCGGCTGCATGTTGCTGAATTTGCTTTCGCGCTTCAGCAACTTCTTGAAACCGCTTATTAATTGCCGCTTGTCCCGCAGCAGATTGCTTTAACTGATCCAGTGTCCATCGCTCTTCCTTGCCGTCAACTTTGACGGAGATAAGGTTGGTGTCTTCAGCCGGTGCTTCTACTAGGTCTTCGTCGTCAATTTCGGCATCATCATAATCATCGTCGCTGGATGCCTCAACGTCATCTTGATCTTCGTCTGCAAGCTCAACTTCTTCAGATTGATCGTCATCAGGCTCAATCATTGAGTTTACGGCTTCATCAAGATTATCTCCGCCAGAATTATTTTCTGAGGGTGCCAACAGGCTTTCTACTGCTGCGTCTAGGGTAGTCGATTCCATCGGTACTACTTCCTCTGTTTGCGATCCAAAAGTGTCTCTGCTGCAAGGGCAGCGTCAAGCGTCACTTCGATCTGGTTTAGCGCACGCATAATTGCGTGTGCCTCTTCACGGGCAGCTACGTCAGCCGCACCACTGTTTGCGAAAATCTGCATTTGATTTTCGCGCACACTCTGCACAAACTGCTGAAAAGCAGTGTCGTGTTTTAAACGACGGGCATCATCTGCCTCTATGCGTATTTCTGTTGTCATTGCGGCATTCCTTGAGCCATGCCGCCGATCATTCGCATTTTATCTTGCTCAGCTTGGATGCGAGCAACATCAACCGATGTGCCATATTCGCCGTAGATTTTAGCTGCATCTACCAGCAAATCTTGCGCCATCTGGTCGCGCTTTAGGTCATCGCTGGCCGCTGCCTTCTGGCCATCAAGCTGTAACTTAGCCATGTCAGATTGCATCTTAACTTGAGCCTTTATTTGCTCAGCCTGCAAGAATGCGGCATTTGGATCGGCTGCTTGACCTTGCTGAGCTTGAGCCTGCTGTTGCTGTTGAAGCATCTGCATTTCAATCTCTGGCGTAATCGGCGCAAAGTAACGATCAGCGTTGCGAATGCCAGAGATGGCCAACTGGTCGGCCAATGTGTTGCGGATATTAGTCATGCTGACCAGTCCGTTCATCGGCCCGTAAGTTTGGTAAACTGTCATCTGCATTTGCAGTGCTTGGCCTAGCGCCATGATCTTTTCTTCTTCACGGCCAGTGCCAAGTCCGACGTTGATGGCAACATCAAAACTTGAATCCCAGACCCGTGGGTCAACCGGCACAAACGTGCCGTTCATCCGCATCATCTGCTCTTCGTCAACATTCTTGCTCATCAAGCGCAGCATAATGCCAAACAAGTCACGCATTCCGTCTGCAAGGTTGCGAACCATAACCTCAACTTGACCCGCTGCCGACTGCACAGTGGCCTGCACAGCGGCCTTAGTTGTAGACTGCATTGCTCCCGGGTCTAAGCCCATTGAGGCCCGTGACACACCTGTCTTCGTCTCTACGAGGCTATCTAAGTATGTTAGTGCGCCAAGTGTTTGACCGGCAGTAAATGGCACGGTTAATTCTTGGACTGAGCCGGGTGCGCGCATTCTTACGATTGCGCCAATCTCGTTGTTTAGCACGTCGTCTATGTTAACCGCACCCTCAACAATGCCCAAGCGAGGGTTGTTCGTCATGGCTACGTTGTCAAGAATTGAGCGCAGTACAGATGTTGCCGCGTCTTGGTCATCCATAACAATCTCAGCTAGTGAGCGGCCATAGAATGTATGTGGTTCTGGGTCGATTTCAAACTTGGCAAACGGCAACTCATCGCATGGTTCAAAGTCCAGCATTTCGTATGCAGTGCCACCGCATGTGATTTTGTGAAGAACTGGAATGCCAGTGCCGTCCACGTCAATCCGCATGTAAGCCTCTGTCACGGCGACATTGCGCATTGCTGGGTCTTGCATATCCTCGTCCGACGTATCCATGCTATAGCCGCGCCGCTCTTGCACTTCGGCGTCGGTCATGTCTGAGCCATCTTCAAAGCTGTCTAAGTCCAATACAACCTCTGGATCGTAGCCCATAGCGATTAAATCGCCAGCGCGCATGTCAGTTCTGTGCGCAACTATGTACGCATCTTTCAGGCTGCGAGCGTCACTGTTTACGAAAAACTCTTCCGGCGGAACGCTCTCAATGCACAGCTCGCCCTTTTCTTTCTGGCGGCTTAATTTTGCGCTGTGGATCGGCATTTCCATCTCTATGCCCATTTCGTCCAGCTCAATAGAAAGCTCAACGCTATGCTCAATTACAGTCACGTCGTCATCGTCTATAAGGTAAGTATATTCGTCGTCTGACAGGTCAGTGAATGTGTAAATCTCTGCCTCTGGGTAAGTCATCCAGTATGCTTTTACGATGCCTTGCTTTTTGACCAGCGCATCTTGGAAGGCGTCATTCATAACCCGATAGCCGTTTAGCCGGGTAAACTCATGGTGCATAAACTCAGTGGCTTGCTCAGCCATTGCTACGTCTTCTGGGCCGTGCGGCACATATTCCACTGGCTTGGCCGTGCTAAGGAAAATTCGCATCAGGCTTGGCTTTACCGCACGGATTGTGTCACGAACCTTCGTGGCTACAACTTTGCTGCGGCCATCCTCGTAACCTAGATCAACCTCGCCGTCGTAGTAGCGCTGAGCCTTGATCCGGTCTTGGCTGATTTCGCTTTCAACAAAGTCTACCGCGTCAGAGATTGCAGTTTGGACAATGCCTTCGACTTCGCTGCGTGATTTTGGTTTAAGTTCCATTATTGCTGGTCCTCTGTAAATTGACCGGGAAGTGCGGCGACTCTAGGCAATGTACTAGGGTCAAATTTAGTTGTAGGCGAACCCATTGCAATTGCACGTTTTAAATCTTGGATTTGGCTGCGAACTACTGCGCCAGAAATAGGTTTTGCAATAATTGACCCTGCCGTTACTCCTCCTAAAGCTAACCCTCCGGATACGCCTGCGCCATAACTACCACCGCCAATAAGACCCAAGTTAATAGCAAGACTTGCAGTGCTTCCGGCTCCATCTTTTCCAAAGGGTGAAAGTTTTGAATATCCGCGCAAAATCTTTTCATCTATTTTGCCAGAAACTATTGCTTGCATTGCTTTAATTTCAGACTCATTAAAATAACTTGCTGCGCTTGGGTTTTCAAGAATATCTTCCAATGCTTTAACATAAGCTTTTGGACCGCTTAGCTTACTGCCTTTTAAAATGCTCTCCATCATTTCAAGCTTTGCTGTTCGCATACTAGCAAGCCTAGCCACGTTTAATATTGGCGAACCTACAGCTTTCGCTTGTATTAAGTCATCTATTTCACGAACCATTGATAAAACTCTAGGGTCTAATTTTTTTGCGCCTTCAGTTCCTGACGCGGCAATATTGCGTAAAGATGATCGCAAATTGTCCATCTGAATTAAGGAGGTGCTTGGGTTTTGAGTTTTCTCAAATATTGCGTTTAGAGCTTTTTGTATGTGCTTGTCACCTGAAAATTCTGCTGGATCAAACCTAACAGTTCCACCTGCACCAGAGTGCAAATTGTCATCAATTTTAGAGAAAAGGTTAACTAGGTCTTTTTGAGTAAAAACATCTCCCGCCTCATCCGCCGCTTTATATGAGACGTTTTTAAGTACGCGCTGAGAAGCTGAAGTCTGGTTTGTGAATGCGTTAGCTAAGGCGTTAGTTACGCCTTCATTATTAATGCTTAATTCATCTGACAACTCTTTTGCCAAAGCTCTGGGCTTAATAAAAGTGTTATATGGTTTTCCGACTAAAACATTTGCTGTGCGAGCGGCGATAGTAGGGCTAATCATTGCACCTGCAAATCGCGCGTAAGGCTCAGCAGCGGTTCCTTCAGTAGCCTGACCTGCAAGCTCGCTACCAGCGCCAGAGGTAGCCGCTGCCAACATACCAGCTTTATCTGAAGCAAGAGACATTGCATTTGAAATTTTGCCGCCACCCGTCGCTGCTTTTGTTAATTTAGCTAAATTCCCGATTGCTCCGGCTGGCGATAAAAACTCGCCAATGCTTCCAATTACTTTTTCGCCGCGAGTATCGCCCCTGTAGTTGAGAGCATCATTAATACCCAAAGCCTCTGCGCCGCGAGTTAATGCAGCGCCAGTATTGCTTTTAAGTATAGGCATTTCATTTTTGACTTCGCCACCAGCAAGTTGGAATAGCTCTTGTCCACCACGATATGCGGCTCTTCCGGCAAGTTCTGGAAGTTCCAAAACACTTTTAAATCCACGGCCAAGTCCCGAGACTAAAGGATCAGGACCAATCTGTGGCAAGTCTGTGCGTCGAACTATTCCTGCTTCAGCGTCAGAAGAGACTTGCTGAAGACCTTTTGCCGCCTGCACAAGTTGCCGGGCAGCATTCTCATCACCAGCCGCATCTGCCTTTTGGGCTGCGCTCATATATTGCTCAAAAGTATAATCAGCCATTATTTATACTTCTCCATTAGTTGCTGCGGAGTTAATTTAACTGGAGCAGTTTCTTGAGGCGCAACATATTTTGGAAGAAATTGGTTAAAATCACTTGTTATCTGAGGCCCTTTTGGGCTTCCAAAAGGATTTATTCCGTTTACCATTGCCGAAAGCTCAGACTCACTAGCAACCCTGTATCCATTTATGGCGGGGTCAAATAGTCCACCCTCAAAGTAAGCTTTTAATAACATCGCCGATTTGACGGAAGTAGCGGCAGCAGCTTCACTTTTAAGATTGGTTAAGTTGTTTTTAACTTTACCAATTGCTGTTCTTTCTGCATCGGTCAGTTGCCCCAAACCAGAAGACCCATTTTGACTGGTTTCTCTTAAATTCTGCAATGCAGCCATTTGCATTTGGGCTTGTAGCTGAGCGAAATCTTCTTGCACGTCTTTCTGAAATTGGCCAAGACTCGGTACTGCGCTCCACATAGCCGCTGCGGTTCCAGTGGCTGGTATAAATGTTTTTTCATTAATTGCATTTAAGATTTTATCGCCAGTTGCAAAGAATGTTAAATCCTTTTCGTATTGATCCTGTGTCTTAGCATCTTTAGATTCGGCAGAAGCTGCGCTGTCTATATCTGCTGGCCCACCAGGAATAACACTTGCTATTCCTGTGCGCTTATCAAGCTGCCATCCAGCATTAAGTCCTGCTTTTGCTCCATAAACGTAATTACCACCGCCGATATCGCCAGTATTTACTGTCACACCGCCTCCACCAACTTTGCTTGCTGTGCCGTCAGGCTTTAGATTATATAGGCCATCTTCTATTTTAGTGTCGGGGAATAATTTTCTAAGCTGTTCCGCGCTAACCGTTCTTCCTGTTGCTTTGGGTGATTTAAATCCGGCTTGATACGCAGCCAAATCCTTCTGCCGCTGGAACGCAGTATCCGCAGCCTTCTCACCCTGCATAACTCCGAACGCTTCTTTAGCGCCGATAGTGCCATTCATTACAGCGTCAGCTAGGTCGTTCCGACCTTGCTTACGCAGCATATCAACAGTCTTATTCTTAGACATTGTGCCAACACGCTGAACGCCTTGCTGGCGTATTGCTTGGCCCCCGCGAAGGTCCGGCAGGATCATAGGGTCAAGAGCCGCGGCAAAGTTTTGCAATGGGCTAAGGCCAGTTTCGTCATTGGTCTTCATTGCTTTATCAAACAAGCCAAGCAACCCGCTGCGAGGCTGGTTCGCTTGGGCATTGCCCATCATGTCTTGCTCTTCTAGCTTCATGACCATCTTACTAAACTCCTATTTACTTCTGCCAACCATGCCTGCGCCGAGTTGTAGATAATTAAACAAGCCGGGCTGCATTGAGTTGGTTGTGGTTTGCGGCGTTGGCGTTACGCCAAGCGCGGCCAGCGGAGCCTGAAGCGCAGTATTTGGCGCGCCTGTGTAGCCAGCATATTGCTGCCTTGCAGCATCAATAAGCGCTTGCTGAATGCTTTGCTGTAGCAAGCCTTGCTGTTGTTGATTGCCTTGAATAGTCTGACCCACGCCGAACGCTTGCTGACCAAGATTACCAAGTTGAGACGCAGCACCAAGTCGAGCCTGACGATCAGCCATTGCAGCTTGCAATGATGTGTTGAAGCCCTGCGACCGAAGTTGGGCAGCTTGATCCATTGCCTGCTGGTTAAAGCCCTTCATTGTTTCTGCTTGCGCAATGCCGTGACGTGAGCCGCCAAAGGCTTTGGCTGCACCAGCTTGAGCATCAAGCTGATTAAGACCCATTTTCGCAGCGCTGCCAACATCACGCATAGATTGCTGCACAACTTGATTTTCATATGGGTTAGCATAAGCGCCAATGTCGATTGGCCGCTGCATTGCTTGCTGGGTTGTGCCTAGAGCTTGCTGCAATGCACCAGCGGATGCTTGGTTTACATTAAACTGACCCTGTGGAGCCATTGGCGCGTATTGGCCTTGTTGCGGGGGTTGGCCCGCAAGGTTACTCGGCATGGCAGGTTGCCCGCCGCCGCCTTTGCCTGCGCCCAAATTATTCATAAAACTTGGGCGACTGGAGTTGTCAAAAAGATTTGGATTTTGTTGCGGTATCCGTTGCATTCCCTGCTGCATCTGACCGTCCGGTCCATATGAAAAACCTTGGCCCTGCATACCCGGCGGAAGGTTTGGCTCAAACGCGCCAACCGAAGGTTGACCCTGCATATTGCCGGAGCGGCCCCGAAAAAAATCATTGATTTGAGACTTGCTTGGATCAAATTGAGGCTGCATATTTGAAGGCGGGCCGGGCAATACTCCCGTTTTTTGTGCCTGCGGGTCGTAAGCAAAGTCGCCGGGGCGAGCAATCGCCGATATTGGAGCCATACCGGGAATTGACCGACCGGGGCTTGTTATTTGAGCTACACCTGTTCCGCCAGCCATCTTACACGTCCTTCTTTACTAGGCGACCAAGGAAAACGTGGCCGATTGCGCGGCAAGTTGGATGGCCAATGGCCATGATAACTTTGCCAGCATAGTTTGGTTTATAGTCGTCTGGACGCATCTGGTGCGCCATTTCTTTTGCCCAAGCCAATGTAAGCGGCAGCAAAAATGCGCGCAATGCTCTAGCACCAAGCGTGTCTTTCTTAATAAACTCAGACACCGGCAAGGCCCACAGGCGATAACCATCACCTAGCATTGGGTCTTCGCGGTTGACCTTTAGGCCAAACTCCGAATCCAGCGCGTAAATGTCGTCAGGCAGTAAGCCCATCTTATTCATAGCGGCGCAGATAACTTTGCCGCCGCCAGTGTCACTTGTATTGCCGCTGTCACTACTGTCTGGCCGATTTGGGCTTGCCAATGGCCTAACCGGTGCTGCCGGAGCTGCCGGAGCTGGAGTTTGGCTGGCGTAATCGGTAACGCCGATTGCGTCGCCAATACCGCCAAAGAAGTCACCCACCGCGCCAAAGTTTCCTATGCCGTCTGAGCCGCCGCCGGAAAAAACGCCGCCAGAGCCGCCAGAACTTGGAGCTGTGTAAACATTGTCGCTTCCACCGGAGTAGCTGCCAGTATCGGGCTGGTAAGTCATTCCGCTTGGCGCGTTAACAATCATTTCTTGAACTGTTGGAGTTTTGATTGGGTTATTTGCTCCGCCAGTATTGTAAGAGTTGCCAAGGAAAATTTGACCGGGAATTGTATTAGCAGCATAGCCTGTAATGCCTTCACCAATGTCGTTCATAATCTGGGTGCCAGTTCCAGCCATGTCTGTGTTTGTGATACCAGCGGCGGGATTGGTTATCATTGAGCTGGCTTGTTCATTTGCCCCCGGTAGCCAAGCGCCAATGCCGCCTGTTGCGGCAACAACGTCTGAAGTAATGCCAAAACCAGTTGACTGGCCGTATGGATCATTAGCGGCTTGCTCTGACTGATAATTGTAAACGTCTTGAAAGGCGTTGTTGTAATTTGGATTTGACGGATCAGTGCCAAGGATTTGCTGAGAATTTTGAATGTTTGAAGGCGTGTTTCCAAAAATGTCTGGATCGGGTTGCGCAGCTAAACTTGGGTCAGCGGCTTGATCTGAAATTCCGTAGTTTCCGCCGCCACCAGCTCCCGCACCTCCGCCGTCTCCGCCGCCAGCGCGAGCCGCTGCTGCATTGGTCTGATAACCAGTGTAATCAATCGGAGCAAAGTTGCCAGCAGAACCGCCACCACTGTACGGGTCGATAAAGAAGCTATCAATGTAAGACTTTTGGCCGGGACGATTTTGGGCTAATGATTGCAACGACTGCTCAAACATTGGTGCAGAGGAATAACCCTGAACGCCGCCAGCGTAAGTTGTTGCTGGCCCCATGCCGCCGTAAATGTCTTGCTGCGAAGATGGCGCTGCCATGCCGTAAGCACCGGCCAAGTCAGCCGTGTTTTGAAAGCCAGCCTGCTGCATAGGCGTAAACGCCGCAACGTCTGGGCCATAATACGGTGTGTAGCCAATTTGCGAAATACGCTCGGCTTTATTTAGGTTACGCTGGGCAGCGGCCTCAATGTATTCTGGGATTGTGACTGCTGAAGTCGTTGATCCACCTTTGGACATTAGCCAAACTCCTTAACATATGACGAATGCTGGGCTTCCCAACCGTGCGCCTTCAATGGTTTCTTCCAGCCAAAGCGGCCAGTCATGGTTAGGGCTACGCAACCTTGTGCTTTGGCCCACTTTATTACATCGTCGTGCATATCCAAAATCTGGTCCAATTCACCGCCACCAAGAAACACGTTTAAAATCTTCTTCCGTGGATATACCACAATTTCAGTGACTATGCACCCTTTTGGCGTTGGCCACAACTGCATGGTGCCTTTGTATATACCTTCGGCCACGTCAATGAAGTCGTGAGTGCCGCCTGAGTAACCCAAGGCAGCTTCAATCCAAGTCCTGCAACGCTCTAGTTCGCTATCCATGCAACCTCGTAATTGCTATTGTTGATGACGGCGCGGCAGGCGCAAACGCAGTTGCGGCTGTTGCGTCGAGAAAACCGCTGGTGCTATCCACAGCCCACATTACCTCTAAGTAATCTCCAGCGTTAAGATCAAATATTGATGAGCGAGAAACAACCAGCGTTGCCCCGTTTTGGTGTAACGCATTCTTCATTGTTGACCCGGTAACGTCTGATCCATTAACCCGTGGCCAAAACCAGAAGTTTACTGTCGAAGCAGATGTTGATGAAATCTGTGCTGAGAAGCTAATCATGTATTCGCCAGCTTCATCAAAAACTATGCGAGATGCTGGAGTGCCATTAGCAATACCGGACGAAATCTCAGCGGTGTACGTTAAAGCGTACGCCGTATTAATAACCGCCGCAGTTTGATCCACCGTAATGCCGCCAGAATACTGGCCGTCTTCAAGCACAATCTGAACCCAAGCACCATTTTTGCTTACGACCGGATACAGGTTTTCCCTGTCCCACATAATCGTGCCATCGTCTGCCGCACTCTCACCGCCAGTTTGCTGAACCAGCGCAGAGCGAGTTTGAGACAGGTACGACATAAGGCGTCGGCCCCAAGTCTGCCAATCCTTATCCTGCGGCTCTGGTGGACGGTTCTGCTGGGTCATCTACGACCGCCGCCAACAGCGTCAAGCCGATTAATGCCTACGCGCCAATCAGCCAAGCGCTCACCTTCAACACGCATTCGAACCTGACGCCCAGTAAATCTGACCGATGTTGGGTTGCTCATAGAATACGGGCCGTATGACCGTTCCGTGCCGTTTGGATAAAAGCGCGTCTTAAAGATAGCATTCACGTCGCCTTGCGATTTTTCATCCGGCAACAATTCAGTCACGCTCATAACTTGGTCGCCGGTGCCAATGCGGAACGGCCCAGTTTCAGCAAACGGCGTCAACGTGCCGTAGTCAAAGCCAATCTCATGCTCATATATCTTATAGTCTGCCGGGTCAGCCATCATGGGCTGGCGGAACGCGCCACGGTCAATGCCAGCCGTGCGAGCCAAATTGCCAATCATCCAAGTGTTTTCTGTGTAGTTATATGTGACGTAGCGGTCATTCTCAGTTGACGCCGCACTTGGGTAAAACCAAGTTACCTCGCCAAACATTGAGTTTGACATGCCAAACGCCTTGCTGACCTGACCTTTGTTGATGTCATTAAACACATAGTCAGCCACGTCGCACGGCAGCTCTTGCACAGCGCCACCTTGATATGTGTAGAACGAATTAACGCCCATCCAGAATGCGCCAGCGTCAACGACAACGGCAGCTTGCTTTGCAGCTAATCCGCATGACGTGCCAACACGCTCAATGCCGTAAACGTAGGGTGGGCCAATGTAGTTGGCAACGTGGGCGTCGCGCGTTGTTAAAAGCAAAGTCTGGCCGCGAACGGTCATGCCTTTCATCAGCGCGCCGGACGTGTTTAGCTCAAGATCACCGGCTTCGTTTGTAGCGGCTGGCGTCCATAGATTATTATTTTCTCTGTCTGACCATTGTACCTTGCGAGGATTGCCGCCAGCGCCAAGCGCAAACAGGAAGCGCTCTTCAGTTACAACGCAGCCAAGATTGTTAACTGGAGCGTTAGACAGAACTGCCGCGACCACTGCTGTGTTGAGTTGCCACTCGTAAATCTTGCCGTCGTCTTCGTTGCAGGCCAGAAGATACTCGCCCCATGATTCTAAATCCCAGCTTGTAGCTGGCTGAATGCGAACTGTGTCAGGCCGGGCAATGCCGTAGCCATAACTGCCGTATGTGCCGCCGCCAAAGCCAGTAAACGAAATGGCGTCTTCTCTACCAGCGGTTAAACCGGCAGGAGTAATATCATAGCGCACACCGGGTGCGGTCCAAATGTAAAGTTTGTCGTATGTACCTGAAGAAATCCAGCGCACGTCGTCATTGGCTACCCAAGTCAACATGCCGCGAAGAGTTGCGTTGGCCGCTGTTGATGAACGTAAACGCCAACCGCCGATTGGGCGCATAACGCCGTCGCCCCAGCGGATTAAGCTCGCATCATGCCAGCGACCCATGCTTTGCAAGTCCGTCCCGTTTTTGTAGACGCCAGCGGGAATGTTCAGATCAATTAAAGCCATTGTCGCCTCTCACAGTATGCGCTTGGTTTAATGTAACACAAAGTATGGCATAATAACAACGCTGCCAACTATAGTTGCCACCGCATCCCATTTGTCAGGAGTGCCGCGTCCAGTGGCGTCGTAGATTTCTTTCCCCACAGCAGCCAAGCAGCATGCAAGAAACCCCCAGAGCGGGGTTGAATACAAAGTGACGGAAGCAGCTATTGCCGCCCCCGCCAAGAAATGCGCCTGTTTATCAATGGGCAGTTTCATCGTCACCTTCCGCTGGAGCTTCAAGCGAGCTTGCAAGCATTCCGACAAAAGCCTCACGGCCCACGTTAAGCTGATCCAAGTTAAACTGTGCGGAACCCAGCTTACGATCTAAATCGCTTACATGGTTTAGCATAGTCTTCTGTGCATCAGTAAAATCATCTACGTTATATTCAATGTCGTTGACAGTAATGAGGTTCTTTTTATCTTTACCCATGACAGTCTCCTTTTAGGTTATGGTTTAGTGGGCCAAGTAATGTCTGCTGGGAAACCCGCCTGCTGTGGCACACCCAGTAGGTCAGTCCTGTACTGTGACCACTCAGCCTGTTTGTCAGACGTAAGGTCAGCCCAGCGAAGTGGGTTAGACACCAGTGGGTCAACGACTGTCGCTAGGATGTTGTCACGCTCACTGCGTACCTGTGCTGCTGTAGATGCGTCTAGCTCTGCTTGAGTAGGTGCAACGTAAGCTGCGAAGTCTGTACCAATCAAAGCCATTACTTCATCGTTGTCGATAGTTGTGTCTGTGTCAGCAGGGTCAAGAGTGTAAGGTATCCAGCCAAACTTGGGGTGGTTAATCTCAACATCCATGCGAAGGTTGTCGGCTTGAAGTGATGCCGCATTGCGGACTTCTGTGATTGTAATGCTCATTATGAAATCCTTACCAGTAAACCACATCGAGAAATTGTTCCAGTTCGGGTACTTGCAGACATCCAGCGCCAAGTACCCGAAAGACTTGTGTTGCCAGTGGTTGTACCTGATATATTTATGCCTACGTTGCTATTGAGAGTAACATTGTCCCCTGTAACCATCTCGTAAATACCCAAATTACTACCTGCGACAGTATCGCCTTTTGCGTGTTGAGTGCCGCTGTAACGAACCCCATTACAATAAGTCCCAACGTCACCATAGGTTGTACTACCACCAGCCCCACTCAAAATATTTACAAGGTTTCTACTGTCATCAATAACGGTAGTACCGTTTACTTTAATCGCCATCTTCGTGTTCCTTCACTATTAGCGTAGAGATTACCAAGGAAGCCCAGCGGTAGTCGTTGGGTTCAACTCAGCGTTGATCTGATCCGTAATGCTTGCTTCAACGTCAGCACGGACGACTGTATCCCAGACCCAACCCAGAACTGTGTCTTGAGTTAAGCTATCGAATGCAATGAAGTCAGATGCAGATGCGTCAGGTGTGCATGAGGTTGTGCCGTATGAGCCAGCCGAAGCCTCCCCATCCACGCCATCGCAGCGCCAGTGGACTACTGTCACACCGCCGTCTGCTGTTGTGCGCTTAAGGTTAGCTACAGACCATGTAAATGTTACAGCCATAATTATTCTCCTAGTTTGGATTTGAGTTCGTCAATCTGAAGCTGCTGCTCTTTGATTGCTTCGATAAGAACAGCGACCATGTTGCCGTACTTCACTGACTTAATGCCTTCGTCGTTAGTGCTGACTACATCAGGTAGAACTGCTTCCACCTCCTGAGCGATTACACCGACCTCTGAGTTGCCACTCTCTAGCCAATCGAATGAGACACCACGAAGGGACTTAACGGCATCCAGAGAGCCTGTGAGCGTCTCTACGTTGGTCTTGAGTGTGGCGTCTGAGGTGGTGTTGAAGTTGGCTGCGTTTACTGTGCCTGAGAAGTGGGCGTCGGTGAAACGAGCAGATGCACCGCCAAGAGAAATACCAGCGTCACGCTGTGCATTCGTTGATGTGTTCCACGGGATAATACTGTTAAAAGTATCGCTTGCAGAAAGACCTGTGTCGCCTTGACCTATGTGTATCCGACCAGAACCAGTCCCAATACTACCTACAGATGTGCCGCTTTTGTAGAACCCTGCAATACTGCCATCCGATGTGAGGCGAGATAAGTTCAATGCTTGACCGCCGTCTACTGTCGCAAATATTGAGCCATTAGGAAAATGTGCTGAACCAGAACTTGTTGTAAAGCCAGAAGAACTGGTGCGACCCACCAGCAAGTTACCGCTGCTGTCCAGCCTAGCGGCTTCTGAGCCGCCATTAGTGTGGAACGTCATAGCGTTAGATGCGTGCTGATAGTTTAACTGACCTGTTGTGGTGCTATCTGTATCTGCAAAGAATATTGCGCTGTTGGACGCATTGTCAGCGTAGATAGTGATACCTTCAGAACCAGAGCCAGAGCCGACTACAAGGTTGTTTGCACCACCATTGAATGAACTAGGCGAACTCGTCCCAATGCCCAAGTTGCCTGAAGAGTCGATGCGCATACGTTCTGTGGTGTTGGTGCTAAATAACATAGAATCTATGCTATGAGCGTAACCTATCCTACCTACATATGAACCTGTTCCACTCGTACTGTCAGTAAAGTACAACGCACTCGTGCTTGTGGAGCCGCTGTAGATGTTAATAGAATTACTGCCTGACCCGCTACCCACGTCCAACTGGTACAACGGATTTGCTGTCCCAATGCCCACTTTGCCTGACGAGTCGATGCGCATGACTTCTGTTGTGTACTGGGTAAATTTGATGGGGTTCCTAGCGCCGCCTGTACCGTAGCTGTCAATCTGTAGTTCGCCACCAGTTTTGCGGATTTGCCCGAAGTCAGATGAAGAGCCATACTTTGTGCCGCCTGATAGGTAAGCGTCTTTGAAGCGACCACCAGAGTAACCCAAGTCAATAGCATTATCCCTTACAGAACCGCCCGATATGTCATAGGGTGCAATGCTATCAATATTATCTGCAAAATATAGACCAGTATTAGTTGTACCTATTTGTATTGCATTTCCACCAGAGCTAATACTACCTACAGTTGTGCCGTCTTTTCTTAGAGAAAGAATTTCTCCATCCGAGGAGGTTCTATTTAATACCTTAACTGCACCACCATTAACTGTGTGGTATGCTAAACCTGTTGCTCTTATATCATGTCCTGTTGAGCCAGTACCATCAGCACTCGTCTTACCAATTAACACGTTTCCTGACGAGTCGATGCGCATGGCTTCTGTGCCAGAACCAGTGCCTGTGTAAAATAACATAGCCTGATTTGCAGCACCGTAATTACTTGAAGTTATTCTAGTAGAGTAACCTCCGTCAAGATAAAGACCGCCAGATTCACCTGCGTAAACAAAATTACCTAAAGCCGCATTATCGCTGGTCACAGTGCCTGTGACTGAAATTCCTGTGGCGGTGGTGGCGAGTTTTTGGGAGCCGTTGTGATAAAGTTCAACATCACCATCATCATTAGCCCTGAACAGTTTATTACTAGCGGGGTCTAATATTTGGAAAAACGAGTTTTCAGTAACCTGCATATTAAGATTACCAGTGCTATTAGCAATCCAACTATCTGCTCCGTTATGGTAAATAGCCAAATCTGAGCCAGCACCAAAGACAGCCTTGTCGTTGTCACCGAAGGTTATGTCAGCAGTCGTGCTTGCGCCAGCTAAGGTTGTTGTACCAGTGGCTGTAAGGTCAGTTGTTGTTGTCAGGCCCGTAACGGTTACACCGCCAGATGTCGTCGCAATCTTGGCCGCATCTGCATAAGACAACGTAGCAGCGGCAGTCTTACCGCCAATTGCGTTTACAACCGTATCCAAAGTATCCAGATCAGTGTTAATCTTTGTACCCCAAGTGTCTTCGGAAGCGCCAATTTCTGGCTTCGTTAAGCCATATGCCGTTGTCGTTGTATCAGCCATAATAATCTCCTATGCGGCGTTAGCCAGAATTATACTTCTCCTGAAAAGCGCTTTATTCCGTCAATGTGGGGAAAGCGCGGTCCAGTTACCCGGTGCGTTAGGAACACTCTGCCATATTTCCGTTGCAGGATCAACAGGCGTCCAAACTTCAGGTGTGTTAGGTATTGGCTCCCACTTCTTAACAGCGCTGCAAGTCGTACTCAGAACAGTGCTAATTAAAGCACTACTCGACTGAACACGGTTGCACGTTGCTACAGATGTTATAACGCAAACAATGTCAGCACTGCTGATATATATCGCTTCAGCATTGGCCGACACGCTACACGCAGCAGATATTTCTGCCGCAGTTGGCCTAACGCGAACCATGTCAGAACTAACAGTAGCCGCCGCAGTAATCAAACTGTAAGCATTCCGCTTACGGATGCAAGACGCCGTAACCGTTGCAGCGCCAGCAGAAGTTGCATCGCTTTCACGCACGCGCTGGGCAGATGACGCAGTTGTCGCCGCAGTCGTGCTAGACGCCGAAGCCTCACGCACTCTGGTAGCTTCAGACGATGTTGTAGATACGCCAACAACAATTGACGCAGTTAATCTAACGCGAACCGATGCGGCTGCGGTAGTTGTCGTGATAATAATCGTGCCAGCGCCGTCAGTAACAAAGCCATCCAGCCCGTAGTTATACGAGCCGTATGTAGCTTTACCGTAACCGCTGCGATATTCAGCCATTAGTCTAGCGTGACGTCAAGATCACCAGATGGGAGCCTAAATACATCGCCGGTATCAATCGCCTTGCTCGTCGTTAGCGCTGCATAAGCAATCAAAGTTCCGCTAGTAACAGCATCAAAAACGCCGACATACGTAACCGTGCCGTAACCCGCCGTAGCAACTGGCCATTCAATTGCAGCATTGTTTGAGGCAGTGTTGCCAGAAACAGTAAACGTAACAGCCTGCCTTGCATAGCCGCCGCCAGAAACTTCAGTTCCGCCCCCGGGGTCGGATGGTGCGGCTGTGTAAAGTGCAACATACCACGCAGTTGGGCGTGTCGCGGTGCCTGTGGTAAAAACCCAAGTTAAAACTTTGGTTTCAAATGTGTCTGAAAAGCTCATGTTAATACGCCCTTATTTTCATACGACGGCCTGATCCGCCAAATTTCGATTTTTCGCTCTCTGCATTTATAGCATCAATTGCGCTTTGATACAAAGCTGCCCAGATTTGCAAACGAGCGTCGTCCTTTAAGTATGGCGCAGAATGTACAAGCGAGCCATACAAGTATGCGTCAGGGTAATGCTCAAGCAACCAGTTACTCGTATTGCTGTCACTTAACGCAGCCAATTTAGATATGTAATACAGCTCAACAGTGTAAGTGCCATCTGGTACAGGATAAATTTCAATCTCACCGGCAGTAATCGCATAGTAAGCAGGCTCGCCGCTGGTGTTAAAGTTGGTGTACTTGCGGTCAAGTAATTGAAACTGCGAGATTAACTCAAGTGGGCGTGTCTCGCCGCTGGTAATGTAAAACCTAACAGCTTGCAGGAAGTCAGCGGGGATTGCGCTATACTGCGTATCAAGCTCAGCCGTGCTTCGTTTTTCTTGCCGCCAATGGCGAATGTCGCGAGCCAAGTTGGATTCAGCCAGCGTGACGAAATCGCTAGTTATAGCGGTTAAGTCATCGCGGTTAAGAAAACCTGCGATAGTTGATTTTAGCTCTGCGTAAGTTGTGATTGCCATTAGTAATTTTGTCCACTTGCTTTTAAAGCCTGAAACGCATCCGCCTCCCTATCAAGGAAACCCCATTGGCCATTGCGCCTAAGAAGATCCTCAAATTTCGCCCGAAACCTTTGAAACTCGGCCGCATTAGCTTGGGATATTGGATTTACTTGCCTGCCCGTCATAGCATCTGTGCCGACAACCCCAGCAACCTGTGCAGGGTATGCTGGCATGTTGCGCTGAATGGCACGGTCAGACGGTTGGGAAAGTTCCATAAAACCATCTTTTTCTTCGCCGGAAAAAATTGGCTGGTCTACACTTAATAGAGATGATGGCTCAGCGCCTAGCTTAAATTCAGTTGGGTAGTCATAACCATACATTTCTTGGTTCATTTGGCTGTTAGAGATAACTTCGCCTCCGCCCATACCAGCTTCATTTCCAGACCAGTTACCATATGGATCAACGCCCATAGGACCATAACCTTCAGCTCCACCTAAATTACGTGGATCAACGCCCATAGGACCGTAACCCTCAGCGCCACCCAAATTACGTGGATCAACGCCCGGCATACGATTTAATCGCTCCATATCGGAAAGCTGAGTACCAATACCCGGAGCCATCTGAGCCGCACGCTGAACGGGTGCGCCATTAGTTTCAAGCAAGCCGACAGCAGTTGGTATCTCTTGCGCGTCCTTGCCAAGCAAACCCTCAGACTGGTTCAATCCGCCGCCGTCAAACAAATCAACGTACCACGGCACATATTCGCGCGTTTCTGGATTAAAATAACCCGGCAGCTTATCATTTGCGGTTTGAGACATCATAGCATCACCGCGAGCATCTTTAGAAGCAGCGCCCCGTGTGCCAAGCAAAGACTTTAAACCGCCAAGGCCCAAATCAGATGTATCATCCGGGTCGTACTTCTTCTTACGGCGACCCATTTGCTTGTCGGTAGCTAAAAAATCAAAAATGCCCATGTGAGCCTCCTACTTCCCGTATTTTTTCTTTAAGCAAGTGCCAGCGCGCTTGCAAGCAGCAGGGGTCGGGCAGCCTTTACATGGCGTCATGTCATCAATCCTCATTTTTCAGCACAGTAACACATTTATTTTATAAAGGCCACGCAGGGGCAATATCACACATCTTCCAAGCCATCCATGACTTTTTTCATCCTATCATTTAACTTCCAATGCCCAGCGCGCCACCTCGCAGCATACTGCGCATCCTCTAAATCTAACCCACGACCAATATATGTCTTAATCCAATTATTCATACGAATATTTTTCATCTTCGGCGATAGCTTATGAAATGGAATAGGTTTCATGCAATGCCTTTTAAATTACGCTTAATAGCTTTCTTCCAACTTGACATAGCTCCGGACAACGCAGTCGCCGCGTCACTCGCCATAGTCAAACATAAAGCATCAGCCAAATCCGGCGACCTCAACCCACGCTTGCGCATGTCGTCCTTACTCTCAGCCTTCATTTTGCCGCCGGGCGTAAACGAAAATCTAATTGCAGTTAACTCTGCCAGCAATTGATCGTCATTCGGTAATTTGCACGAACGATTCTCCAACCATCCCTTAGTCTTAAACCAAAGCTCAGCCCGCAAATTCATGTAAGTATTTCCCATAGCAGGAGCCTCTCCCACATTAATCCCACGCACAGGCGCACCCAACTCACGCAGTCTGTCCACAACGCCACCGCCAACACCAATACTGTCAACCAATATCTCGCTGGGCCGCATAGAGGGCGATAAGCCCTCGTATTCGGCCATAACGCGTCCAACAGTCTGCATTAAATCTAAGCCCTGCCAAGACGTAATCTCAGTCACAACATTGCCGTACCGCTTACACAGCGCAGTCTTGTCCGAACCAAACCTAGCCACGTCCAAGCCCCAAATAGGCTTCTGGTCAGGCGTAACCTGAATATCGCGGCGAATAGCGCTTTCAACCAAGTGAAACGGAATAATCGTGTCATCATCCGCCATAGGAAACTCGCCCAAAACACGAATGCGGAAAGCATTGCTATCCTCACCGTATCTCGCACGCATCTCATCAACAAACTCGTCAGACACAAGTGGGCTATCCACGCAGGACCAACGCCGTGTCCACCAACTACTTGCCATCCGCGTCTGGCTTTCGTAAAACGTACCAGATGAACGCGTCGGGTTGGATAACAATATCGTAGTCGCAGCGTGGCCGGACATAGAACCCGCAGCAGCCTCAAACACCTTCTCAGGCACACCAGAAGCCTCATCCACAACCAACAGAACATTCGCAGAGTGTACCCCAGCAAGTGCTTCGGGCGTCTCAGCGCGTGACGTTCTAGCCGAAATAAAAGCCTCAGACGGAGCCGCAGTTAGCTCAACCCGGTCGGACTTAACCGTCAACAAAACTTTCAACTGGTCCGGCAGCTCATTAATCCACCGCTTTAACTCGGCAAACAAAGCATCAAACAACTGGCCGGACGTGGGTGCCGTAACCACAACCTTATTGGGAAACCGAAGCATGACGTACCAAAGCATCGCCCAAGACGCCGTTGTTGACTTGCCAGTACCGTGGCCAGACCGCACAGACATCTTACGCTCGCCGTTCGCCAGCGCGTTAAGAAACTCAGCCTGATAGTCGTATGGCGTTGCGCCCAGCACTTCCTGCACAAACAAAACAGGATCATCGCGGTAACGCAGCACAAATTCATCAAATGGATTGGCGTCAGTCATCTGTGACATCCTCATAATCTGCGTCAATCGCGCGGGACTCACGCTGGCGATCCTCAACATCAATCGCAGCAAGATCGGAATTAACCTTGCGTAGCGCGTCTAGGTGCATGTCGCTCACGCTAATCGTCACATTCGTCTGGGGCCGATTGCCGTATCGCTCCTGATTATACGAGCCAGCCATAAACTTGCGCCACTGAACCTTCTCACGCGTGGCCGAAATCTCCGACGTGGTGCTGGCCCCGTCTAGCGCGTCAACCATCTCCAAGCCCTGCTCAACCAACGCGTCTGCCGCAGCTTGCCGCGCCTTTGACACGGCAGAAGAATACTCAGGGATAGCGTGGATGGACTTGCTGAGATACTCACGGCTGCACTCATACTCAGCAGCAAGCTTGGTCAGTGTCTTGCCAGAGGCGAGCTGGTCAAACAGGTAGTCTGCTCCGCCTCGCTTGGCGATGTCTGCGAGTATGCGCTTGCGTAAAGGTTTGCCTGCCATTTGTAGAACTCCCATTTTATATTTTTTTTACATTGTTTAGGGGGTGTAAGGCAAGGGGGTACGGGGGTTGGCACCCGGTGACACACGGTGACACACGGTGGCGCTCGTGTCTGTGGGAGGTATAATAATAACACTACCCCAGAAAACGTCGACCGGGGGGGCATTTTCACATACCGTCTACCAAATACCGAACACTGTATTGCGTATACCGTATACAGAATACAGCTGTGGTACATAGATACCCCAAGGCTTGACCTATTGCCTGCCTTATTCCTGCCTTATTCCTGACACATTGTTGCCACTATCTTGACACATGTAAGGCGAATGCAATACGCGGTCGCGCTGCGTGTGGCATTGTGGAATTGGTGCGCTGTGGTACGGTTAATTCTATTGTGACGTAACGTCACTATTGCATTGCACATATGCTATATATATACATAGGGTACAAACATGGAGAGAAACAATGATTGATGTAAAATTCGGAATATCTTCTACAGGCTTTGGCGGCCTTATCGAGCAACCAAAGTTTGACGGCCTTGACCGGAGAGTTTTTGAGATACTTGATAGCGGCCACGTCGTTTGGCGGCATGAAGAGGAATGGTTTAGCTTTGGTAAGCGTGCTAGATCATATGGTTGCCCAATGAAGCTTGATAGTTTCAGCGTTGGCTAGACCTTGACCTTATAGGGCAGGTCCAACGTGGCCTGTCTCGATAAGACCAAGACCACGACGCAACACAAACATGGAGTTAATCAAATGCAAATCATTATCACAAAGTACCTAGGCCCAACCAATCGCCTTGGTTCACGATATAAGGCAACACACACCGGAAATTATACATCGGTCACGCTCAGCGCTGATTATTCTATGAATGCGGAGGCCAACCATGTGGAAGCTGCTTTGGCTCTTGCAGAAAAGCTTGGCTGGGAAGGTGACTACACAGGCGGCCACACAAAAGATGGCATGGTTTTTGTAAATTCCGATGATGGCTACTGCTTTAGATCATTTGGCAAAAAGGGCGAAATATAATGTCAGATACATATGCAATTTTAGGTTTCAGCGAAACCACAGATGGCCCGGAAGTTATGTTCGAAAGCGATAGCTCCGCAGAGTGCGACAGATGGCGCGAAACTTACACGCGCTTTGGAGATTGGGGCGGATATGATTGCCTTGCCCTTTACGAAATTGCGCCGGGCCAATCTGCTTTATTCATTCACATGAATGATGCTCCAATTATAACTTGGGAAAGGGAAACAGCATGAGCATCCACATCTCGATTACGCAAAGCCAATCGCAACACCTTGTGGACCAGTGGAACGATCTGGCCAACAGTAGCTATCAGCTAACCTATGACGAAGCGCACCTGATCATGGCAGGCGACAACTTTGATGATGACCTTATTGAATATGGTGTTGCGCCTGTTGAGTTGAAAGGCGCTTGGAGTAAAACAGGTAACCCAGTTGACCTAGCAGTGTGGGCGTCTGATGTCTGCATCGAAGAGGACGTGGCATAATGGAAAAAGAGGATTGGCAAATTGCTGGAATGTTTGCCGTGGTTTTTGCGGCAATAATATTTAATCTCACAATGATGTAAACAAATCGCCCGGCCATTGTGCCGGGCTTTTTAATGGATTGTATCACCTTTGAGCAATTCGCTATCGTGCAACTCACAAAGCACCTCCGCAAGGGCTTGCATGAGCCTTTCCGGCGTTGTCTCGTTCAATCGTTCTTCGCAATAATCAATCAACAGCCCGGTTTCAATTTCAGCGTCGTCGTTGTCCTCACATTCAAGCAATAATCGCAAATCAATCTTAAACGCCATTCGCCCGGCCTTTCAAAATCGCCCAGCGCATTTTAAGGCGCGCTGGGCTAGTTGTGCGAGCGTTTGGGAGGGTTGATACCCGCACAGCCTTAATAGCGCTTAAAACAGCCTTAGATCAAGCCCCAGAGCTATTCAGCACATTCAGCCCCTAGCGCCATGTATCCGCAGGCGTCAATTGAGCTGTCCCAATTCGGACCACGTTTTAGCCGGGCAATTTTCAATAGCGTCATAAGGTGGCAAACATCCGAAGCGCTTATTTCGGCATCAAGATAAGCTGACCACATTTTTGCAGTCGTTCCGAAATTATCTTGCGGCGTGCCATAATGTTTTTGCCGTTCGCCGTTAATTAAATCCCCGGCAATAGACAGCACCTCTGACCGCGTGTTTTTTGCTTCACTCATTTTTTCTTCCTTTTGTTTTGCATTTCCATTTTGCGCCGCAAGATTGCGTTGCGTTCGTCCAACGTCCAGCTTGGTTGGCTTGGATCAAATTTCCGGCGGTTTGCAAAACCCTCCAGCTCGCCGATGTCTTTACAAGCGTTCAACCTATCTTCAAACGAGTGCATAGGCTCCGGCACATCATGAGAGCCAGCAGGACTGACAAACGCCCGGCCCCTTTCTATTTCCTGCAAAACCCAAGCCCAAACTTTTTCTTTATTCATCATTTCCGCCTTCGTATTTATTATTAATACTATTACCTAAAGGTAAATAGTATTAATAATACAAAATACTAAGAATAGGCCAATTTGTATTAATAATCAGTAATTGTATTAATCGCAAACCCTAAACCATTGAAAGTAATTGTATTAATTTATCAAAGACAATTAATACAATTAATAATCCCACCCAAAACCCTCAAACCATATTCTCTGCCGCGTAAAGCGCAATCAGAGCCGCTTCGGCCCTTCCATCGTCTTTTACCCGGCTAAATAGCCCGGCATATTCTGGAAAGCGCTGCATAGCCAAGCCCCGGCTTACACCTTTATCCCGGTTTAATCCAAAGTATCCTTTCCATTTTGCAGCCGTCACAAACTGCGTTGGCAGCTTGTTTGCCGCGCATGCCATTTGCAGCATGCCGTAGCCTTCGCCGAAGCGGAACATACTAGACACACCTTGACCCGGCATGGCCGACACCTGCTCCAATAAGCACATGCACTTTTCATCTGCTTCATTTTGCAGGATGTCCAAAAGGTAAGGAGAATTGATAATCGCCTTACCTTTTGTATTCTTCATTACCGGCATATCGTGGACTTCTAGCTTGCCCGTATCAGTCCAATATAGCGCGATTGCACCCGTGAAACCGGGGTCGCATCCATATATCAGCATTAATCTACTGCCGGTTGTTTAGGCTCTACTATAGTGCTGGCCTTTTCTAGCGCAGCGCTACGGCAAAACGCGCTGAAACTCAGCCCAAGTTTCAGCGCTGCATCTGAAATAGCTTTATCCGCTATATCACTAAATTGAATTAAACGTTTCTTGTCGCCCATGATATTCTCCTTTTTCTGTTGTTTTACTTATATATATTAAAAATATGTACTTCAAGTGAATTAGGTGTTGTGCATATCTTTTATTTATGCGAATACTTAGGGACGAAACACAAACAATGGAGATTAACATGACAAATATACATGACACATGGGACACCGCTGAGCGCTGGGAAAATATCAAGCAGCGCTATCTTGACCGTGCTGACGTTATATCTGAGCTAGAAGAGGATGAGCTAGACGCTGCAAATAGTTTGCGGTGGTCTGCTTGCAGCTTAGCTGAGAGCGTTAATAATTTGCTGCGCCTGCTATATGATGACGTTGTTGATTTTTCTCAGGCATATTATTTACTCAAAAGTAAATACAACTGGGACACCAGCGAATGCGAAGACAAAAGCAAAGTTATGAAGATGTGTAGCAAAGTCGTCGATGAGCTTGAGAGTGAATACCCACGTTTAAGTATGCGCGACGTTGAGCAGTTCGACAATGTCTCCGGCAAAATGCACCATTTTTTCGACACCAAGCCAAACCAGCATCAAATGAAAAAGTTTGAAGAGCATGGCATAACTTGGGACGGTGAAGTCGATGAGCATTGAGGTGAAGCTGGGCGGCGTTTCGTTTACCGCTCTTTGCAAAATTAGCGAGATTGACCGCTTATTTGTGGGTTCATCTGATTACATGGGCGTGGCTTATTTTTGGAGCCAGAAGCATCCTCAGAAGGCTAGGCTGTGCAAAGCGTCAATTGCTGCGCGCCGTAGGGTTCATAACGCCTTGATGCGTGAGGGCTTAGACCTTGAAGGTGACACGGGCATTCACCGATCCATTATTAATATTGCGCTTGAGCGTGAGGAGCAGGGGGTAGAATTATGAGCCGCAAATTAAATGGCAGGCTGGCCGATACCGTCCACACATTCATGATGGACCTTCCCGAAAACATGACAGACATTCAGTTAGCTTCAACAATTTGCGTTTTGCTGGATGGTTTTGTCGATACCCACGAACAGCGTGAGCGCATTTTAAATTCTGTTTTGCAGGCTATGGAGGATGCGGATGATGAATTTCTCCAAAATGAGAAGATTGAAAAGCTTGCCGGTATGGCAGGCGCGATTAATGACGCAAATCGTTTTTTAACTAAAGTCGCCGACAAGAGCGACAAGTGAATTGGTCTGAGCGTAAGCCGACATTTTTGGTCGGAATGTATGGCCCCGCATTAGTGGGTATTGCGGAGAATGCTCAGACTAATACCGCGCCGGGGTTTTATAGGGGTATTGGCCCCGGCGCACCTAACATTAAAGGAGAAGTAAATGCTAGTCCAATTATCACCCAAGGAGATGTCGCAATGCAATCAGGCTGCGGCTATGCGTTGGCAGCTTGCTAGAGCCTCTGGAATTGTTAATCAGCGCCGCGATCAGGTTAAAAGCCAGCAAGATTTAGATTTGCTGGGCGTTAAGGCAGAGCTTGCCGTGTCTAGGGTTTTTAATTTGGAACACCAGCACGCGGTTGGCGTTGACGATGGGCGCGACATTTGGCTGGACGATATTTCGATAGACGTTAAGGCCACGTTCCATAAAAATGGCAGGCTTTTGTTTAAGGACAAGCAGTCGTTCAAAGCAGACTGCGCTGTGCTGGTCTGTCAGATTGAGCTTAATAAAATGAATGTCGTTGGTTACGCCTCTCATGCTTTGTTTATGGATAAGGCTAAAGAAGTGGACTTAGGCTATGGCCCGTGCATGGCTATGGATCAAGACGAGCTAAACTCGCTGGAGCGGCTTTGGTACGCCGGGCGTATGTCCGGTTTGAAATTTTAAACAAGGAAGAGACAATGGAAAACACTATTATTATCACGAACTCGCATCCTCACGGATTTTGCTTTGCCTGCGATACGATAAGCAACGAGCAAGTTTTTATCCCGATCCATGTAGCTGAGGGCTACACCCTACAACCCGGCGATAAGATTAAAGCTTTGCTGGTTCCTAATTTTGCCGACAAGTCAGCTCGCGGTACGCCGTGGCAGGCGGTGCGTTTATATAGCGGAAAAGATGTGCCTATTAATCAAGTTGTGGCGGTTCGTGACGCCGAACATTTAAATGAGTTTTACGATGGAGATGATGATTTGACGCGCTCTCAAGTTGACAGTGAGATTTTAAAGCTGATCCAGTTTGGTGGATATTATTCCACTCAGGAGCTTGCCCAGCAAGCCGGGCTTGGTGAAAAGGCCGTAGGAAATAGCGCAATGCGTTTGTTTACCGCTGGAAAGATTGCCAAGGCTGAAGTTTATGGCTCAGCCAATGATAAGCAATTCACGTTTATCCTGTGGGCTGAAAAAGCCGATAACTTTATCGAGGTGGTTTAGGGCAAAGCGCAACTGGATCATTTTTTTTAGTTTAGTTGTGCTTTATACTTGTTAATATATTTTGCATATGCAATGAATGATTAAACGATAGAAGGAGGGTAATATGAAATACGATTGGGAAGCAAAGGTTGACCTTGAGGAGGTGATTGAGTTTGGCGATTGCGAATTGCCGCGACACCTAAAGATTGTTGGCTTGGTGGTAGTAAACGAGAATAGCGTGGAGGCTTGCTTAATTCTTGAAGAGGGCCTTGTTGGTGATGACGTTTACCACATGGATATTCTTGGCGATATTTGCGGTGATGCTTCAGGCGCTCTATTAGATTGCAGTAAAAAATACAGAGCTAAATACAAGAAAATGGCAGCGGCAGCTAAAAAAAGAAGGAAAGCAAATGACAATAATTAAATCTGAAGACATGTCCAATGAAGAGTATCACGCGCATCCTGCGCTTGGCTCTTCATCTGTTAAGACAGTCGCCAGCAAAAGCTTGGCACACTGGAAGGGGCAAGTGCGCAAGGAAAGCCACGCCTTTGATCTGGGTAGCGCAGTCCACGCCATGCTGCTTGAGCCTGAGAAGGGCCTAGTTATTCGTGGCCCTGAGACACGGCGCGGCAAGGCTTGGACTGAGCTTAAAGATGAAGCCGACACTTTAGGCAAGATTTTGCTTACTGAGGCTGATTACGATTTAGCCAACAGCATGACTGACGCCTGTATGAACAACAACATGGCAAACCACTTGCTCACCAATCCTGATTTGCTGGCAGAAGCTTCGTTCTTCGCCACAGACCCCGACATTGACATTGAGTTGAAAACTCGTCCAGATGGTCTTTTGCGGGAGGCTGGCATCGTGCTGGACGTCAAGACATGTCAGGACGCATCGCCGCGTGGCTTTGACCGCGCTGTTCGGACGTTTGGGTATGACATTCAAGCCGCGTTTTACATGCACGTTTTGAAGCTTAACAAAGTGCGGGTGGATAACTTTATATTCGTCTGTGTGGAAAAAGACAGCCCTCACGTTACAGCTTGCTACGAGCTATCTGAGATGTACCTGCGCCACGCTCACAACCGCATGATGGCAACGCTAGTAGACATTAAGCAGGCTCAAGATAATGACGAATACGGCACAAACTGGCCCGACCTTGGCACGATACATCTGCCAGCTTGGATGGACAGTGAAACCGCGTTTTAACTAATCCCAGTGCAGGGGTGCTGCACAAAATAGAAGGAATTGCATAATGCAACATATGATAACAGACGTTACTGCCCGTTACCCTCGACTAAATGCAACGTACAAATTTGACACTTACGACAATAAGAGCGTCAAATGCGATCCGTTGGATGATGGTGCGGCATACGAAATGTCTTTTGTAATGTCGGATGACAAGGCAAAGGAATTGCACAACCTGTGCATGGAAGCTTACAAGAATGCGTCCGCGCTTGACGTAAAGCGCAAATGGCCAGACAAGCCAGCAATGCTGCCATACAAGCGCAACGACGATGGCGAAGTCGTAGGCAAGTGTAAGCTGAAGGGCGCTTATGGCGGAGACAAGACACAGCCACCGAAGCAGGTTGACGCGGCGCGCAATAAGCTGGCCGACGACTTCATGCTAACAACTGGCAGCAAGTGCAACGTTGCCGTGGTGGTTGTTCCATACAACACTGGCAGCATTAACGGCGTGTCGCTTAGGTTACGCGCGGTTCAGGTGCTTGAGCTTGCAGAGATGCAGGGTCAGGATGATCCGTTTACTGCCGTGTCGGGTGGTTTTACCGCAAGCGCCACAACACTGTCTAAGCCGGAGGTTGACGATCCGTTTGCTATGGCTACATCTGCCCCGGCTGCTTTGTCCAATGCTGCTTTTGAGGACGAAATACCTTTTTAGACACGACACGGTGTCAAGTCTAAGAACTTATGCCCCGGCGGGTTCAGTTAACACCGGGGCATAAATCTGGAGCCACTAGGCAGTTAGTAAGGAAACATATAATGAAAGTCTTAACACAGAGCAAGTTTCCAAACGCACGTTGGAGCGAATTTGGTCAAACAATTATTAGCAATCTTGAGCTAAAGAAAACGTCGCAAGGCGAGTTTCATGGCCCATGCCCATCTTGTTCAGGCACAGACAGATTTTGGATTAAAGAATTTCAAGGCGAAGTTATGGTCAATTGCCGCAAGTGCAACGACTATAAATCAATCAAGGATAGGCTGCGCGATATGTCACTCTGGCCACAGCCGGGACACACGCCGACAGTGGAGGTGAGACGAGATGTTGAATGGCCTGAGCGTGACGCTATGAGCAGTCACCCGTATCTCGAAAAGAAGCGCCTGAAGCTTCACAACGCCAAGATTGACGGCGACACATTGGCAATCCCAATCATTGACGTGAAGGGCAAGCGCGTTGGCGCGCAGTTTATCGACGCAGATGGCAAGAAGAAATTCTCCTACCAGCTCCCGGTGATCGGTAACTTTAGTGTGATTGGTGGGCCTATTCGTGATTTTGCATATATCGCAGAGGGCTGGGCAACCTCTGCCACAGTGCATGAAGCCACAGGGAAGCCCTGCGTCTTCGCACTGAACGCTGGCAATATCTTGGCGGTTGTAGACAACCTGCAACAAGCTAAGCCCGACACAGAATTTGTTATTGCCGGGGATAATGACGACGCTGGCCGCAAAGAGTGTGAGCGCGCATTCTCTGAGTTGGGCGTTGAGTACATCATGCCTGAGAATGATGGCTGGGACTATTCCGACATGTGGGTCAACCAAGGCCCTGATGCGACACGCAAGGCGCTGACAGTGCAAAGCGTGATGGATCAAATCTTCATGCCGGGTGAGGCAATACCGCAACTCAGCCGCAACTACCTTGTTAAGGGCTGGTTGGGCGACGGGCAGATGTCTGTGATCTATGGCCCGTCCAACGTGGGCAAGTCATTCTTTGCTTTAGACATGGCTTGGCATATTGCTGCCGGGCAGGAATGGAACGGCCATAAAGTCATTGGCGGATCAGTTTTGTATCTCGCCACAGAAGGCGGCATGGGCATGCACAACCGGGTTGTGGCTCTCAGCCGACAGTACCCTGAACACAAGGACGTTAAGCTTGCCGTTAGACCTTTGCCGGTAAACTTGCTTGATGGCGACGTGGACATGGTTATATTGGAAAAGCTATGCCGTGAGGTGTCGCGCAAGCACGGACAAGTTAAGTTTATTGTTGTGGACACGCTCAGCCGATCTATGGCTGGCGGCAATGAAAACTCCCCGGAAGACATGACCAAGTTTATTGGCAACTGCGATAAGCTGCGCGAGATAACAAGTGCCAGCTTGGCAGTGGTGCATCACTCCGGAAAAGATAAAGCAGCGGGAGCGCGCGGCCACTCAAGTTTACGCGCGGCAACCGACACAGAGATTGAGTTAGACCACGATGAAGTCACGGGGATGCGCACGGCAAGGGCAACCAAGCAGCGCGACATGGAGACGGGTACGCTATTCTCGTTCAAGCTAAACGTGATTGAGCTTGGCATAGATGAGGACGGCGATGCTGTAACAACCTGTACCATCCACAAGGCGTCAGACAGTGAGATTGAGGAAGCTAACAAGCCACGCATCAAGGGCAAGAACCAGTTGCTTATTCGCAAGGTGTTTACGCAATTGCGCGGCGAGGGCATAGGCAATCCAAATCCGGGTGGCCCCGGCTGGCCTGAGCCACGCACCTTTTGGGTTATCTCTGAGGAGACAGTGAAGGATCACTTTGTTGGCAAAGTGTCCTCAGTGGCAAATCCGCGCTCTACATATAAGCAGTCTATTGAAGCGTTGATTGGCGCAGGACATTTGGTGCAGAACGAGGGTTTCGTTTGGTTCACTGATAAAGACGGTAAATGTAAGGATGTTTCGTAATGCGTAGCAGGGCGCAGCAATTGGCCGTCGAGCGCGCGGCAAAAATTAGGGCATTTGTAGACAATTTTAAAATTAATGCAGGCTGCAATCGCTGCGGCTACGCTGAGCATCCTGTGGCTTTACATTTTAACCACTTGGACCCTTCAGATAAGGTTATGAGTGTTTCAAAGTTAGCCAGTAAAGGCGTAATGAAAAACGTCGTGGCCGAAATGGAAAAGTGTGAGGTGTTGTGCGCCAACTGCCACGCCATCCACACTTACGCAAACAAACACCACATAGATGCAGCTAAAGGAGAAGAGTAATGGAATGGATTGATTGCCCTGAGTGCAATGGCACTGGATCACAGGAACGCGAGACGTTTGTCACGCAAAGCCTTAACAATGATTATGGCTTTCCAGACACAGAAACAACTGAATGCGATAATTGCGCAGGAACAGGCCAAGTAGAGCCTATGGAGGAAGACGAATGACCAAGACTTCAGACGCCACAATAGATCATCTCATCAAGTGCGCTGAGATGAATATGTGTCAGGGCGAGATTGCAGAATTGCTGCACATTTCCAATTCAACGGTCCACCGCATCGCAAAAAAATTAGGTATAACTTTAGCCAGAAAGGTAAGGCATGGAAAAAATAATGAAGTATATCCGGAGGCTCGAGAGAGTGAACTCGATCATGCTGAGCGAGCCGAACACCTTGAAGAGGCCAAACTTGCAGCAGAGGCTACAGGAGCAGAGCGTGCTGCTAGAGAGGCTGAAATCCGCTTTAAACGCTCTCCCGAAGGCAGACTAAAGGCAAGCCTTCAGGGCGTCACTGACAAGTATAAGCGATACGAGATAACTTACGGCCATTGCATTCTTGAGTTTGAGCGGCTGCAATACAAACTAAAAAACCGTGGGCCATTGCCGTCGATGAAGCCACGGCAAAGCACGATGCACAAGGGCGCGCTTGAAATAGCTAGCAGGCGTAAGGCGTATGGCATAGCGCAAGGTGAGAAACTTATCGGCATGCTGAGCGATGACCAGCGCGTTACCGTAGCGGACGCCGCTGAGTTGCTTGGGGATAGTATCCCACGCACAGCCAGCTATTTGAAGAAATTGGTTTTAGCTGAAAAAATACACCGGGTGCGCGATTATGTGGAAATCAAGGACCAGACTAAGCCGCAATGGCGCTGGGTGTTCTGCAAGCAGCCTATCGAGGCATTCCATTCACCATTTGAGGATGAACGATGACTTACTGGGCAGCACTAATACTGACATACACCGTAAACAGTGGCGTTACCTCCTATGAGGCCACGTCAACTGTCTACTTCAAGGACATGCAGACATGTTCAGTGGCCATTGATGCAATCTATCCCGTCATCCTGTCGCAATCCAGAGACAGCATGGCGCAATGTGAGCGAACTGACATGCCGTCAAGCAGCATCCGGCCATTGGCGAGGCCGAATAGTTAAAAGATACTGGGGGCGCACTTAGGTATATTTTAGAGAGACAAGTAATACTGCGATATTACTTAGCAAAGCCAAATCAATCGAACGAAGATAAAACTTCTTGCATACTACCCGGCTCAAATAATTCAGCATCCAAGTGCGTTGAGCTTGGCCTGATTATTGGGTCATCTCCACGGCAGAAGAAAATCTTATTAAGGTCCATCGACACGAATGCGTAAACGTCAGACCTCTGCCGGATTTCGCTTTGCTTAGTGAAGAATTGATATTTCTGGTGCCTGATTTTTGATGACGTCTTGACCTGCAAAGTCAGTATGCGTGTATCCATCTGTATATACGCGTCATGGTCCTGCGAAGGCGCAAGGGTGCAGAAATAGCCAGCGAGGGACAACTGAGACAGGGCGAGATATTCTCCCGCCCTTCCGACATTTGCGCTTGCGGCTTGATCCTGCAAGGTTGGCTAGCCTAGCTAAGCCATCCATAGATTTGATTGGTTTGCTCAATCCGATCATCAAGACCGTGATAGCCACCGTTGACGCGTTTAGTGATTTTGCGGATCGTCTCCTCATCAACACCCGTCTCAGCTATTTTAAACAAGCCATTGGTGCGGAAAAACCACAGAGCAGTCTCAAACGCGTATGTGCTGGCAACTAGGTCCGGATCGGTCATAACTTCGGGGATGCCCATGTCGGATGCAAAGCTGCGATAATTTGATTTGCCTGTGAGTTGCAGAAAGCCTCTGCCACAATATAGCGAGCCTTCGCACGATGCCTGATTGCCGTTGCCCATGCGGTCAGCGTAAACCTTGTTGGCCAGACCTGACGGATTGCGCGCATATGGCTTGGCACTGTCAACGGTAGGGAAGCGCGACGGCCACACAGCCATGATCCGTTCCGGCGTTGAATAATGCAGCCCCTCACGGGTACGCTTAAAGCCACCGCTTTCATGGTGAGCTTGCCCCATAAGATGCGCGCCACGTTCAGGCGACAGGTTGAAATGCTTGGCGATGGCTTTAGCAGTATTTGGCCCAAACGCACCATCAGCGCCAACGCTGATTTTGGCTTGCAGGTTTTTCATTGCGTCGCTCATGTCATTTCTTCCCAAAAAATTTAGTTGCAGACCTAACGCCAAAGCTGGCGCTTACGATTACGCCAAGCGTGTATTGATACCAGCTTGGCATAACATCCAGCGCGGCAAAGCCTTGGGCTACGATGACCCGGCCCCATTCACCGAAGAATGCTAGAATTAAAGGCACTGAAAACAACACGGTAAGCCACTCATCTTTCCAGCTATCGCGTGACCCTTCTGCCATGACCTTTTCCCAATCGGCCTCAGAGGTGGCCTGTGACAGCATGATCTGGGCTTGAGCTTCAGCTTTCGCAATCTTGACTTTAGTTTCGGCGGCCTTCTGCTCCATCTTACCATTTACGATGCTCCCGACGATATTTGCAATTGGGCCTAGTAAAGTTTGAAACATTATTTTACCTCCTTACCGTTCATCCATATGCCGAAGCACCCTGTTAGCGCGCCCATGCAGACGCTAACAAGCCCTGACTGAGCAATGCTAGGATCAGGTAGCGACATAAACCAATGAACCGCCTGATACGTTAATACTGTCACCGCCAGCATCATTAGCCGGGGCAATACTTTCCATTCATCTAGTTTAGTTGCCATTACCATTTCCCTTGCTTTTTGCCGAAATAATAAACGCCCACGCCAAAGACACCAAATCCTGATACCACCACCAGAATGCCCAAAGTCCACTCCAGAATTGTCTGTTGTATTTCCGCCTTGCGATACAGAGTTTTCTGGCGGTCCTTGCGAACCCTGCCTTCGATGGCCAGAAGCTCATCCCACGCAGATTGGCCAAAGCCGAATTGAATATATTGTTTAATCTCAGCACGCATGGCCTCCGCTTGTTTTTTCTTAGCAAAGATGTCCATCGCACTTGGGCCAGAGCCTCCAAATAGTACGGCGTACCACGGCGGATTTTCACTGCGCTTATGCGCAAAATTAATGTCAGAAAGTGCGCCAGCAAATTTGGCCAAGTCGTTGGAGATGCCGCCGATATCCCTGCCTAGCTGGATGCCCTTTTTAATTGCCGAAACGGCAGATTGGGCTACTGCAAATGCGGTAAACGGATCAATCATGCGAACACAATCCTTACTGGGCAATTATAATTCGGGGATACCCGGTAAACCTTATCGTACCAACTGCCATTCTTTTTGCCTTGGCAATCATAGTAGCAGTATTTGGATAGTTGATTTGACCCATCAATCCAAGTATGACCCCAAGATAGAAAAACCAAAACGCAGAGCATGTTACCTCGCCATCAGCTTGTCAATCTTCTCTTCCAGCTTGTCGAATTTGCTCATTATCTGCAAAAGAACTTGATTGCTGTCAGACTTGGTAACGTATTCTTTGGCCATTTCTTCGCGGGTTCTATTAAGTAGGATACGGACGCGATCAAGCTCCTCTTTCTGTGTTTTAATCCACCAGCCAAGACCGCTGATTACTCCGGCAAAAAGTAAATTCAAGATTGCGTCCATTTCCATTTTAGTAACTGCCTTCCCAAACACGGAATTTGGAAAAGTCCCCAGACATCATCTTGCGCTTGACCACTTCCTTGGCGGCTTCTGTATCAGACCATGATACACCAGCTTCCTTTAGCCATGTGGCAAGTACAGCGCCGTCTAAGAAGCCGACAAGTCGGTTTTCCCCAGACATGCCTACGCCAGAGGCTTTGGCCATTTCCGCGTCTTTTAGCGCTTGGCTAACGTCGTGGCGTTGCTTAATGACCATGTTGTCATGCTCAAAGCTAATGGTTTCTGAAATTTTGGCCATGTCTTATACGGCCTTGGCGCGCTTAGTGGGGGCGGGTGCGGGAGCTGGCTTAACGTCACCAAGCACTTTAAGTGCATCTGGACGGACGCGCTGGAGGGTTTCAACCTCTGCGTCGGGCAGCTCTGCTATGTCATCTTTGACCAGCTTTCCAAGAGACGTGTGTATCTTGAAGCCTACAACTAAAACTTTTTTCATGTCATTCTCCGGTTGAGTTAAAGGGGCGACAAAGCCGCCCCTTTACTTAGTATATTACGAAGTTGTGTTGTCGTAAATCGCGCCGTTTGCTTTTTCGTTCTTAGAGCAAAGAGCCAATTCGGTTGTGACTTGACGAGTTGTGTTGTCGCCATTTTTGGCAAGTGCAACATTCTTAGTTCCACGCAATACTGCGCATTCCCACATGTTGTCCTGCAAAATGAAGACGTCTTGGCTGCGGTTTTCGCGAGAAGGCATAAACTGCACTGTACCCCAAGGTGTCACATAAACTGCGAGTGACTTAACAACAGTTTCGTCGCCAGCTTGTACTGCTGAACGCTGGTTGTTGTTACCAGTGAAGCCCAAAGCAACATTCATCTGAAATGCTGAGAGATAGCAAGTATCTGGCTTGCCGCCCTCTTCCCAGATTGACTGCATAACGTCGTCAAACTTGGCCTGCGTAAATGCAGTTGGAGCGCCACTGTCTGTACGAGCGTTGGAGCCGTCGCCAGTTGGGTTTGCACCTGAACTGGCTGAAACAAAGTTTACGTTAGTAATCAACCATGATGGTACACCACCAGTTTTACGGGCAAGAACATTGCTTCCGCCTACGTTGCCTTGGTTAGCAAACAGAGCCTTTTCGATGTCCAATTTTTGCTCTTTAGCGATGAGCAAAGTTTGGTATGCCAATTCTTTGGCACGGCCTGCATTGTCAACGGCTTCATCCGTATCGGACACGACTACAGCATTTTTGAAAATCTGTGTGCGTGCGCCAAGGCGTACAGTTGGAGTCACAGCATCGGCGGATGTTGAGTCGCCTTCGATGTGAGCATTTACCTGCGAACCGCGCAATGCTTGAGTTTGCCACTCAACGAGAGTGTTTTTTGCTTTTGTCTTGCTCGACTTGGAGTAAAACGGTGTGGCGCTAGGGTCTACATTGTAGATCATATCGCTTAGGTCTTCCCTGATGCCTACAGAATCGTAGGTATCAAATAGGTTGGTTGGCTGGGCCATTAGAGTGTCCTTTCAAAGACTTACTGTTTAAACATCAGGCTTAATGCGTCTGCATCTGAACCTGTTTTCTGCAAGCGCGTCTGCGCTTTTCTACGAGTTTCAGCATTTCCGTCTTGCCGTTTTTTCGCGCCAGCTTTTACCACAGGCCGGGCTTTCTCACCCTTGGACTGTGCTGATTTGCGCTTTGATACCAGCTCACGATATTTACGGGCGTCATTCAACGCGCGCACATATCTAGCATCGGTTACATTCTGCATCTCTTCAGGCGTAAACCCGTAAGAAACACCGGTATCAACCAATGCGTTTTTAATTGCTTCACCCTTTTGAGGATCGGCAATTTCAGGAATGAACTGCGTCAACACTTGTGCTTGCTCTTGAAGGTAGGCTTGGTGAGCCGCTTGTTGAGCCTGCGCGCGCTGATTTTGCACATTCTGAAGTTGGTACATATTTTGGTCGTATTGTGCCTTACCCTCGTCATACTTGAGCTTTTCTTCCATGTAACCAATTGGGTCACTTTCAAATAACTCCCGTGTTGGCGGGATTGGGGCTTGCAAACCACCATTTTGCGCTTGCTGGTGCAACTGC